TGCAACCGCCTTTTCGGTAAACTCACCATGCATCAGTTGTGAAACGTCAGGGTCAACACGCTCGGGATTGTCGGACTCTGTCGGGGTGACTGATGGCGTGATGCGTTTAGACGGTGGGGTGGATTTTTCTTTCATGGGCGGCAAATCGATTGGAGTACTCATTCCGCACTCGAACCCCCACCAGATGGTACGCAGTTCTTTGGCGGCGTTCTCACGACGTGGCACGTTGGCGTCGAATAGGCGGGTGACGATTGTGTTTTCACTCATTGCGTTGTACCCGTGGCGCACTGCAGTCGTGTAATACCCACCGATAGCACGGGCCTCACTTCGTCTCGTATCGTGCCGACTGCCATCAACAGCGCTACCGATTTTGCGTTCTGCTGACGACACCTTGTTTTCCATGAACTTCTCTAGCCATGTGGGGTGATAGCCATTATCTACCTGTAGCACTTCACGAGACACGGCCCGCGTCATAGCACGGGTAGTGGTGATGTGATACCGCTCGATGACGTCCTCGAGCTGGGTGCGGGCATCGGTGATGGTGTTGGGCGTGCCTGCCACGTGGTGACCGGTGACGGTAAAGTACCGCTTACTGTCGTACACCTCCATCATGAGGCCGCTGGCAAGCTTCACCCGTGAGGCGGTGAAGTCTTTCGGCTTAACCCCGTACATCAGCACGTGTAGGCCGTTGCCACTTGGGGAGTACTCGGTGTATGAGTCGAGGTGAGTGACGATTTTCATCACTTCGGCATGGATCACGCCATCAGTGACACAATTATCAAAGTCGATACCCATGATGCCGGTATCGAGGGAAAAGGCAAATCCCAGCCCATAGAACCCGTGCCGTTTCTGCCACTCCATACAGGCATCATACGATGCCCACAGTGCCGGGTCGGTCGGGTCTGCGGTCTTCGTGTGTCCATAGGGAAAGGGTTGTTTGTTGATTTTGCCTGCACTGTCGATGGAATTGTCGCCCCAACATATCCACTGATTATGCCGTTGTAACTGCGCAAGTGCAGGAAGGGTGGTGAGTGTGTCGGCCATAGAGTCCTCTTCTTTATCCCACTAGGCAAATCACCCCACTGACAAGTATTTTTGTCAGTGGGGCAATCATTGTAACCCAACTTCTACTTCCAGATGTCGTCGTCGTCATCCTCGACGGGCTTGGGTACGTTCTTTGTGGGTGGAGGCGTGGCATTGTCCGCACCCTGCAATGGAATGTCATTAGTACGATAGGTTTGCCGCCATTCGCTGTGCTCTGCGTACAAATCTGCCAACTCTATCAGCATATCACGACCAACGTATAGTGCTTTGGCGGTGTCGCGGGTGACCTCGCCTTTGATGTCGAGTGCGGGCAGTGTGACCGTGGAGCCATGGCCAGTGTCGGTAAATGCAACCCGATTCTTTGCATCACGTTGGGTGGTTATGGGCACCCAAAAGGCGAATGGCGGGAGTTTCTTCCCCTTCTTCAGTGTCGCCTTGGCAACACTCACCACCGTATCACGAAATTGCGTGAAAATGCCTGATGCCTTGTTGGTAAGTGCCTTGCCCGTGAGTCCCTTGACTGCTAAAATCACCAGACCGTCATACCCCTGCATACGGCAAAGAATCTCGGTGTAGATCCGTGCGCCGGTTTCGTACTTCCCTGCAGGCAACCACGTTTTGATTTTGCGGTTCCCCTCGGTGGTTTCAAAGTACGCTTGGTATCGCTTGCGAATGGGGATGATAGACAGATTGTCGGTGGTGTACCCGTCACCGTCTTTGAACCACGATACCGGCGTCCATGGCTCACCAAGACCTTGGGGGAACTCGCTCTCACTGGTGTAGAATCGTCCGCCGGTTTGTGCCTGCTTGGCACCGTTAAACCAGTAAATGCGGGGATAGCCTTGGGTGGCGTTTTCTTCTTCGTACTGTATCTCGTCTAATCCGTCAAAATCATCGATGTGTTGTGGCTTGTTTGTCATGGTGTAAACTCTTTTCCCTACTTTGATTCAGTGTACTGTGGACGTTGCTTGCGGGCTTCGATTGCCTCTACAAGTAGTAGGTTGATGACCCCGTTGATGGACATTTGCCGTCGCTGTTGCTGTGCGGCAGTGTAGATGTAATCGCGAATCCACTGGTACGTATCCATCTCAATACGTACCGATGTGGTAACGATGGTATCCTCTGACATTGCTATCCCTTCTTACTGCGAAATTGAAGACTCGGATTGCGATTCGACTCTTTGCGGCAATCGGCAATTGCTTGAGCGGTACGCATCTCTCCATTTTGAAGGAGGGTTGCAGTGAGTGACTCGAGTGCATCGGCATCATATGACACCGTAGTGCCCGCCTTCGTCATCAGTACTGTGCCAACCCCGGGCACTTCTGCCCGCTGATCGGGCAACGATTCGACAATCGCTTGGATGCTGGCCTTGAGTTCCTTCTTGGTTGTCTCAAGGGCTTTCAGTTCGCTGTCAATCTCGTACAATGCCCCAACCAAATCGTGTAAATTGTCACTCATTCGAACACCACCATTTCGGGATGCTCAAGGTTGAGGAGTGCCGCAATGGTGATTTGCACATCCTGTAGCCCCTCTGCCCACGTCGAGCGGTACTCCCGCTCAACCCCGTTGACGTCCGTCACCGTGTACTCGATAACCAGGTACTTGGGGCTATGGTCAATCATGTGTACCTGAATCAGCGTTTTGCGGTCGTGGGTGTCGATAGACTCGTGTGTCCAGCCCAGTAGCTCCCTAGCGTCGTCTGTACTCCAGACCGTGCGAGTGAGCACCGTATGAATCCGTTGAACCGTTGTGTCCTGCTCGAGCTTCTTCTTAAGTGCCGTGCGTCGTGCGATGCCCACAATGTCGCCAATGGCGTCTACCAGTGAGCCGATGCGGTTGAGTGCCTTTTTGTTCTCGTCTGTCATGCGTTTTCTCCATAGCGTGTAGTACCGTACTGCACTACGTAACTATTGTACCATACTATTTTGATATTGCAACTACTCCCACGGCATGCGCTCATTTTTTCTTACCAGATGATGAATTGCTTTTAGAGCCAGTGCCATCTCTGGCTCGGGAATGGGGCACTTGTCATAAACGAAGCGCAAGATGTCACTGCGGAGTGCACGAAATCCACGTGCCGAGTCAATTGGGTCATCAAGTAATACATTCCAGTGGTCGTGCTTCATTGATCCGCCATAGCTGACAAGGCGTTTTTGCGCTGGAGAGTATACCTTTACATTGACATGGATTTGTCGTGCGGTAACAGATTTGTAGGGATAGTCCTCCATTGATTGCACCTCAACCACCACCGTCTCAAATCCGTCTGACACCGAGCCGACCATGGGCTTGCACCCCCATATACATCGCATCAAATCTAACAGCGCAAAGTCTTCTGCGGTTGGGGTGGGCGGCGCAGGTGGCTTGGGCGTGCTCCAAATTGCGGCGATTGCCGTGCCAAACCCTGGCCACCATGGCTTCCTTGTCTGGTCAGGCATCAGGTACTCCTTTCAATCGAATCTGGCTAGCCTGATTGTGTATGCGCATGGCATAGTCACGAATAACTTTTCTTGTTTCCTCCGCTACGACCCGCTTGGGCGGATGGGGATTAGTACGGAAGGTGTTAATCGTCTGCTCTTGATATCCAGCGCGCGTGTAGCACACCGTCCACTGATCGTTGGTCGCACTGTCACTGTAGACCGTTACCGTGAATCCATGGGCAACGTCTGACGATTCGACCGTGTGAGTATAAGTGTGGAATCGTGGAGGCATATTATTTCCCATACTCCTCGAATGGCGGACACTTTAATACGCACTCGACATAGTAGGCAACGAGTCCGTGATAATCATCGTCTTTTCTGATAATCATACCGCTGTACACTGTATCATCAGGCACACGCCAAAATACCATTGACTCGCCTGCATGCACGAGCGGATAAATCCCGCTCATGAATGGCTGTTTTGAAAAGATGATGCGGACAAGTGATTCGGTGACAATGCGCAACTTTTGTGGTGGGGTCTGTGATGACTCGACCTTTTTCGTGACCTCACGAAATTGATACAGTGTTGCTGGCGGTATTTCATCCATGTGTGGGTCATTACTCCTTCTCTACATCGCTCTCCATATGAATGCTTTCCCGTACCCACTGCTTAAAATGTGCAAAACTAGGAGGGATTACTGCTGGATACCACGGCGAATAATGCTGGCACTCATAGACGTCTTTGCCAGTGTAGTACTGCCAGCATGTACCGTCCTCGGAGCGGTATACATAGAAGGTGATAGCACCTACACAGTACCTTATCGACTTATCCTTTACAGTGCCAAAAAACTCTTTTCCATGTTGTGCGAGATACCATGCCGACATCTGCTGGTCAGTGGCAATATACTTTGTGACCTCAAAACCGAGGTCTGCGGAATACCGTGTGACCACTTGGCCGTTGATTTGCATGCATCCGCGTTCCATTGTCACGTGGTACACCGTGTCGTTGACCACTACGGTGCCAAGCGATCCGCCCTTGCCATCTGGGTGCATTACCAATTCGCTGTCGAAAACGTAGTACTTGTATATCATCATCACTCCTCCACTGATACGGTTGACGCCACCCACTGCCCAAAGTGCGCTATGCTCGGCTCCACCACGGCACTCTCGTACCATTCCGAGTAGTAGTAGTAATCATCACCCTCGCTGTAGTACTGCCAGCACGTGCCATCCGTTGCACGGTATACATAGAATTTGATGTCGCACACCACGTATACCTGTGATGCGTCAATGGCCGCATCGAGGTAGGCAATCCAATTACAGTACTGCCACGCCGTGAGGCTGTGCAGTTTTATGAAGTACTGTGTGAAGGCTTGCGGAGTCTGGTACGCGCACTCTACCCCATCGACGTAGTACCGTGTGCAGAGCATGGGGCTGTGCTCGTCCTTAAACTGCAAGAGATATGTCGTGCCGTTAAAAGTAAATTCTTCGGTAAAATATCCGGATTTGCGCTTGAGAAAAATCACATTCTCCCCGCACACCGATACCATGCGCCCCTCTGATACAGTCATCGCATCACCGCCTTATCATCTGCATTAATCACTAGCCACTTATCCCAGCACGGTTTGCTTGATCGCCAGTGACGCCAACCCAAACCACTTCGCCACAACCACACAAAACTATCATACTGATTTTTGGGTGAATCCACCTCGGCATTGGTGTACCCATTCATCCACAAATACGTATCGTCGTTGAACTGCCATATACCACCGTCGCTCGTGTGGCTCCTGGCGTGCAGTTCATAGCTGCCAAGCGTCACCGTGTCGCCTGATTCACACGCCGCAATCGCCAACGCCTCAGGGGTCACCATCAGCGGAGTGGGGACGCAATGCCCCATCGAGCATGACAGGTAAATTAAAATCTCGATCATCACTTTCCCCACTTCAGATAGAACGCACAGTACTGATACGTCAGTATCGCCGTCAGTCCAGCTTCGAATTTGAATCCCTTGTAGCTTAGTAGTAGCGACAAGATGCCCGTAAGAATTCCCAGAATCCGAATTGTTTTTGCAAGTTCGCTCATATAATCTCCTAATATACTCATCCGTGGTGATTTATCATCGCAGTGCGGAAGCGGTTGATGAGGCGGTGATACACTATACCACCATTCCCCGATACTCGTACTTGCATCGTGTGGTATAGCGTGACGTGGGTAGTGTGGTTCTTCCATCGCTTGGCAGCGTACTTTTGGTCACATGGCACTTCGGCAAATCCCGTATCACGGATGATACCTGTCACTACTGCCATACTATCTGGCGTCACGCTAAATAACGTGCTGGTGAGTTCGATTATCACGATGTCCTCCACGTGTACCACGCACACTTCAGCGGTTGCCAGTCGGCGTCAACCTGGCGCACCGCCCAACGAAACTTCGGCCCAAGCCACTCGCCCACCACTTGGGCAACCTCCTCGCGATCATAGGCAAAAAGGTTGTTCTGCCCGGGGTACATACGTAGGTGTACAGGCAGGTGCATCGTGTGATACCGGATGCCCTTTGGCGTGGCAGGAATAATCTCACTCAAGTACTTTGTGCTGACGTACTTGTAACGCATCGTATCACGCACGCTGGCGATGAGGCGATGCCACCGTGGAGCCGCGGAATTAGTCGTAGTAAGCATTGCGAGACCATTGCGAAACAGGGTTGCAATCTGGTCAACTTCGTAGGGGATGGTAAGCAGACCTTCCGCAATGCAATGCTCAATTAGCGACTTACTCACCCCAAGCTCACGCTGAAGCTGGGCAAGTGAAAGGCCGGACGTGGTACGCCACTCACGCACCCGCATGCCGGTGGCGCGCCTGATGACGTTGTGCAGTGTGGTGGGGTTGAGTCCCGCACGGGTGATGACGCGATCAGGTATATTTTTTGCCTCTGGTCGGCTCACCCACCGGTCGATTGCCTTAATCTGCTTTTCTGTGTAGATGCCCGCGCGTCGCGCCTTCAGTCGCCCACTCGTGACAAGTGCGTGCTTCAGGTGGTTGTATCTCACCTGGCTGATACCAAGGATTGCGCAGTCGTTGGCCTGCACGCCGGTGAATACCTCGATGTACCGTGCGACAAACTCGGGAGTATTGGCCGGCTTCGATAGCACCCAGCTCACAAAATCGTCAGACGTATAGATGTGATTCATTACCGCCTGACTCGTCATACCCAGCTCGGTGGCGATTTCTTTGATGGTTTGCCCACTGATGTAGCGTGCGACGTAGGGATTTTGCATGGTATAATCCTTTTGTAGCAAATCCCCTTACACATTAGACCGCTGTGTAAGGGGATTTTTGTATGCGTATTTAGATCAGAGCGCGAAGCATCTCACTGGCTTGCAAGTGTCCGTCGAGGAGGGAATCATCGGCGCGGAAATCGAAATCGCCGTGCGTGACATCGTCGGTGATTGGCGTGGCGATGTCGTGGTCTTCTGCCCACGCTACCACCGTGTCGGCGCAATCCTGACTGCAGTACACGGGCTCGCTCGCCTCCTTCGTCCAGTAGTCGCGGGTGTATGCGCCACAGTAGGCGCACAGGGTGATGGTGTACTCGGGTGGTGAAATAAAGTTCATAACAGCGTCTCGTCTTTCTATGTAAGATGAGTGAAATCGATGTGGTTGATACCGGTGATTGTGCCGTAGTCGGATAGCGTCTCGATAACCGTGTGGGCTGTGCCCCATGCGCTCCGGTGGATAGTCGAACCCGTCTGTACCATCACACACCACCATGCGCCATCCTGCCAAACTGTGGTCATGAGGATTGTTGTTGAGTCGGGTGCCTGATGTACTGCCATCCAGACCCGTTGAAACTTGATTGGGTCGCCTACCACCTTGGGATAAAACCGAATCAATTCCCTGTCCATCTACTGCCCCGCTTTCGTGAAGTACTCCGGATACACGGCCTTGTACAGTGCGATGATTTTGCGACGGTAGCTTGCCATGCCGACCGCGTCCTTGCGATTCTCTGCGCGAATGTACCAGAGGGAGAGGAGGGCCAATTCATACTGCTGCTGTGGGGTCATGATTACGCTCCTTTGATGGCGACGAGTGCGGTGAGGCTGGCGAGGATGTCGCACACTGCACTGCGGTGAAGGGCGAACAACTCCTCGAGCGACGTGCTGACGTAGTCGGTGGAGGTGTAGACCTCCGCTTGGCTGTGCCCGCTCACCATGTAGGCGACGACGTGCCAGCGGTTGTTGTCGAGGCGGGTGTAGGTGAATTCGATGTTGATACCGGCGCCAATCTCTTTGCCGATAAACGTGTCCTGAAACGTGGTGTAGCGCATCGTCTGTCTTCTTTCTACTGAGTGACAATGACTTCGAGAGCGGGGTGTCCACTGCGGCGAACCTCGTATACCACGCCTTTTGGAATGTACTTGAGGAAGATCACCTTCATCGAGCCGACACCGTAGTGCTGATTGACTGCGGCTTCGACCGCCTTACCGCGCCCTTTGGCGTAGATTTCGATGACGAGGCCACCGGGCAGGGTGATGAAAAACTTTGACATTAGAACATCGCTTTCTGTGTGAGTTCGAGCTTTGGCTGTGCGGGTGCGCCGCTGATGATTGCTTGCCATTCGTCACTGGTGAGGTCGCGGAATCCGCTTTTGTGGGTTTTGATGTACTGCCCGATCGCCTTGACCGCGTGGTCGATGTCGCTGGTGGTGATTTTGGCGAAAGTGATACCAAACTCGACGAGCTCCACCGTGCCGTAATCATAGGCGTATGCGACGATGAAATTCGTGCCAATCCACTGTGAATAAAGCTTGGCCCCGGGCTGACGTTGAAATAGCTCCATGTGCCCTCCTGTATGGCAAGGGGTGGCGATGTGCCACCCCATAGCGACGATTACTGCTATACCGGCATGATGGCATAGAAAGAGAATTGGCGCACCCAACGACCAGATGTCCCCGGGCTCACGTAGTTGGCAACGACGCGGTATGCCTTGCCCTCGTACATGACCACGTCACGCACTTGGGCGCGTGGCCACTTGATGTACTCGAAGGCCTGTGCATTGCCGTGACGTGTGGTTGGGACAGCGCACTCGACTTGGTCAACGCCGTACCAAAACGGGTTGGTCCACACAAGACCACCAGCGGCTTGGATTTTCCGTGCCACAATGTCGGCCGTGCGTCGTGCAGCATCGGGCTCGTTGCACTGTTCAACCGCGTTCATCATTGAGGTGACTGCCATGGCAATGGCACTGTCAAGGATGATTGGGGTTGGCTCGTCCGTGGTGCGATCAGCCACCCACTCCTCAACCACCGCCTTGACACTGCTGAAGGTAACGTCGGTTTGGCTGTCTGTCCAGACGGCGTCCTCGTGGATGCTGGCCATGACGGACTCGGTTGTCTCAATGATGGTGTTGAGGGTGACGGCTGTGATGGACTCGTTGACGTCCTCAATCATGGCGATAACTTGGTCGCGGGTGATGCTGTAGAACTTGCTCATGGTTAGTTTCGCTTTCTGTGCTGTGGTTTAGATTCCGTCGTAGATGGCGACTGCGTCGATGATCATTACGCCGTGCTTAGTGCGGTGGGTGATCTGAGCGATACCAGTGCTAGCATCAAACCAGACGCCGTAGCACTTGGATGTCGTGCGCTTGCCAATGGCTTTGAGAGCCGCATCACGGATGTCAACGGCTTTGACGGTCTTGATGGCGCCGCCGATGACTTTGACGGTGAAAGTGGTTTTTTGTGCGTTACTCATGGTGGGTTTCGCTTTCTGTCTGTGTTGTCGAATTACTCATACCGTATTGGTATGAGTGCATGATACCATAGTAGTATACAGGTGTCAATAGGCAATTTTAGCAGTTTGGATTGAGGATTGAGGTTTGTTTTTAACCTCAATCCAAACTTCAATCGTTATTTTTTAGCAGTATAATCACTCAATCACCCTCTATGATTGAGGAATTGAGGTTTATAGAGAAAAAGATAGTTAGATGAGATAAAATATAATATTATGTATACTATACATAATATGTTTTATTAGACATAATAAATAGTAAAATCGTCATGTTATGACTGTTTTACCAACAAACCTCAATCCATATTTACAACGCCCCATTTACCGCTCTAGTGCGCCGAATCGTGGATTGAGGTTATTTTCAACCTAACCTCAATCCATCCGTAGTTGTGGATTTGACGGGCATTGTATACTAGATGTAGAGGATGTACTCCTCGGTTTGCCGATGCTATCGACGGCTGAACCAGGGAACATCACTCGATAACGTGCGATGAGATGGAGAGTGAGTGATCATGGGTTTTGCATACGCGATTGAGCACTGGCGTACTACTGATGAGCTCAGTAAGCACCTGTTCACTCACTCTCCGCAAGTCGCGTCATGGGCGCAGGGCGCGGTAATTCACCACACATGGAAGCCGGAGCCCACCGGCTGGCGTGGTCGTCCGACGCTAGACGGGATTCGTCACTACTATGAAGCCAAAGAGTGGGACGCAGGCCCGCACCTATTCATCGTGGTTGGCGCACCAGACCGCGCGACTGACGGCATCTGGCAACTCACACCGCTCAACCTCAAGGGCATCCATGCCGGAGCGTGGAACTCTACGCACTGGGGCATTGAAGTGGTGGGCAATTACGATGTACTGCCATGGCCTGACAATTTGCGTTCCTTTATCTATGGCACCGTCCTCACGCTGTTTGCGTGGCGGGGTATCACCGCCAATCGCAAATCGGTGCTGGGGCATCGCGAGACCGGGTCAAAGAAATCGTGTCCCGGCCGCAGTATTGACATGGACCGCGTGCGACGAGAGATACAGCAGCAGCAGGGAGGCGGGTAGATGACCCCAACGGAGCTCAATGATTTAGCGCTTCAGCTGGGACGGCTGGAGTCACAGGTACTCCAACGGCTCGATGACATCGTGCGCCGTATCGACGGCTTCGAGCGACGACTGGACAGGCATCAGGATATGATCGCCGACCTGAAGAACGAGGTCACGCTGTGGAAGGGCGGCCTACTCCTACTAGGGATAATCTTCCCGTTGATTCTCAAATTTTGGGGGTAATCATGGATGACGATTACGCGTGGTATCTCTCAATCATCATTGGGTTTGGGGTAATTTTTGGCACACTGGTACTATTAAACATTCTTTTTGGCGCATTGACAGGAGGGTGATATGAGTGAGCAGGTGGTAGTAAAGTACTGGTGGGAATCCAAGACGATGTGGGTGAATGTAATCTCGCTCGCTATCGTCGCCATTGGTACCATAGCCGGGTGGCAGGAGATGCGCGACTATGCGCCCGAGCTCCTCGCTGCCGTCAACGTGTTGAACTTGGTACTACGTCTGATGACCTATGAGGGCATTAAGTAGGACGGCGTATGGCATATAAACGCAAAGACGTATCAGCCTACATCAAGCCAGCGACGCCACCACCAATCCCCCCACGCACCCGCACCAAGTCATCTTCGACGCTGACACCACAGGGCGAGCGACGACGCGCGGGGGATAGAATTAATGGGGGCAAACCGCTTGAGCAGACCGAGGGCTACAAGGCGTGGGCACGCACGAAGGGTCTAAAGCGTACCTTCATCGCCTACTACGCCGACTGTGGCGTGCTGTCCATAGCCTGTGCGTATGCCAACGTCAATCCGCGGACGGTAAAGCTGTGGTTGGCGTCGGACCCCGATTTTCAGCAGGATTACGACGACGCCACCGATATGGCCGTGGGCATCCTCGAGCATGAGGCGCGCCGACGTGCGCTGGCTGGGTCTGATCGCCTCCTCGAATTTCTACTCAAATCCCTCCGGCCCGAGGTATACAGGGAGCGCTATGAGGTCAAGCAGGAAGTGGCAGGGGACTACATCATCGACATCTCAAATCCCAATCAAACGACTATCACATCTGCAATCCACGGGCCCACAGATGACGTTTTGGACGAACCCCCAGCCGTATAGGTTATTCGTCGGTGGACGTGGCAGTGGGAAGACGCGCGGTGGAGCGGTGGATGTCCTGCGTGTGCCACCACGTACCAACGCGATGGTGATTGCGCCCACCTACCAGATGCTTCGTGATGGTGCTATCCGCACACTGCTCGAGCTGTCGAAGGCCGGGGGCATCTATGTGGACTACAACAAGAGTGAGAAGGAACTAAAGTTATTGGGCGGTCGGTCGGTGTTTTTTCGGTCGGCAGAACATCCCGATCGCATCCGCGGAAACAATATGGGCTTATTGTGGTTCGATGAGTTGGCGTATTGCAGAGAGGAAATTTGGTCTACCGCACTCGGGACACTGCGTGAGGCACCACGTCGCGTCATCGCCACCACCACGCCCAACGGCAAAGACTTTGTCTATGACATCTTTCACCGTGACCCCCAGCGGTATGCTATCGTCAACTCTGCCACCATGGACAACACCTTTCTTGACCCCGACTACGTGAGAGACCTGCGAGAAAATATGACTGAAGAGCAATTCCAGCAGGAGGGATTGGGGCTGTTCATCGACCCGACCGGCTCCATGTTTAATCGTGCGTGGTTCAAGTACGTTGACACCCCACCGCCCAACCTGCAGTGGTATCGGTATTGGGATTTAGCGATGACCACGAAGCAATCCAGCGACTACACCGCCTCGGCAAAGGTGGCGTTGGCTCCTGACGGGGTGATGTACATTGATGGAGTGTTGCGGACGAAATCCGAGTATCCCGAGGTCAAGCGTCTGATTGTTGATACCATGCATGGCGAGAAGGACGTCATCGTCGGCATTGAGGAGGCAGTGAGTGGCTATGCCGCCATGCAGGAACTCAAGCGCATGCCAGAGTTAGCCAGCACGACCTTTCGTGGGGTGCGTGTGGACAAGGACAAGAAGACGCGGGCCATGCCGTGGGCATCGCGTGCCGAGCGTGGCGACGTGCGTCTGGTGTATGGACAATGGAACCGGATACTCCTCGATGAGGTGTCATCGTTCCCCAAGAGCCTGCACGATGACATGGTGGATGCGATTAGTGGATGCGTGCAGATGATGTCGCAACGACAGATAGAATGGGAGATTGTTTGATGGGTGTAGTATCAATCCCGAGCTGGGTGGAACAGCTCAAGGCGGGTGACAAGCTGACCGGCACCATTGACGCTTATAGCCGATTCCCTCCGCTGTACCGTGCCGTCAACATCCGCGCCGATGCCGTGTCTGGTGTCCCCTATAAAATTGAGCGGGATGGCGAGGTAAGCGAGTGGTATTTTCGCACGTCACTGCAAAGTCTTTTGCGTGACACCGAACGTAGTCTACTGTTAACCGGTGCCGCCTTTTGGCTCAAGTTGATGAACGGCAAAATCCTTGTGGGCTTCCAAGTACTTAACCCGCTGACCATCTCAGTAGACATTGACATGGCAAATTTCAATGGGCTCGACATCAAGCAGGCGATGACGTTCACGCAGAATGTCAACGGCAAAACGTGGAAGTTCGATACCAGTCAAATTATTTATTTTCGCGAGCCGTCATTCGTGGACGAGGTGCGTCACGGTCTTGCCCCTGCTGAGGTGGCCATGCAAGCGTCGCAACTTGGCTACTACCTCGACCGCTTCACCGCCGCATTCTTTGAGCACGGTGCTCAACCCGTAACCATCATGAGCATGCCCACCGATGTGAGCAAGGAGGAACTAAGCCGGTTTAGTCAGGACTGGCTATCACGATTTAATGGCGTGGTCAACACTTTTCGCACGGCGTTCATTCGTGGTGGCGACATCAAGACCACCGTTATCACCCCACCTATCAAAGATTTGACACTGACGGAGCTGTATGATCGTGCCGTTGCCCAGACGGCGATGGCGTTGGGCGTCCCACTAACCATGTTGGAATCCAAGGCCGCCAGCTATGCCACGGCAGACACCGACCGCACGAGCTTCTACAGTGAGACAATCATCCCGCGCTTGTCCCTGTACGAGCAGGTCATTAATCAACAGCTCCTTGATGACATTGGATACAAACTCATCTTCCAGCCCGAGGCGTTGAGCATGTTCCAAGTGGACGAGTCACAGCGTGCGCAGTCGCTCGTCCTGCTGACACAAGCGGGCATCCCTCTTCGTGACGGCATGATTATTCTTGGTATGGACTATGAACTCACCTCGTCGCAGACTTTGCCCCCATCAGTGGAGACCACGCCCACGCCTGAGCCCGTGACTGATGTGCCAGTCATCGACAATCAACCGCAGAATGTGCGAGCATACACGCTGTGGCGACGCAAGGCGGAAAAGAAGTTCGTGAGTGGCAAATCGTTGAGCTTCCCGTTTAGCAGTCCCGACATTGCCGACGAAGACGCCGCATGGATTGCGCATCACCTTCCCGACTGTACCTCACTGCACGACATCAAAAGCCTGTTCGATGAAGTGAAAATTGTAGGCGTCAACGACAATGAGCGACCGCTTTACAATGCGATCATTGCCGTCCTACGCAAGAAGGGCAGAGAGTTAGCGTTGATTCTCTCAACCAATTTGGGCTATGAGATTCAAGATGATTTCTTTGATGAGCTTGGGCTGGCAATGACGCCCATCATCAGTGAGAAGATGCAAGCCGACCTCATCGGACTTCAGGAGCGGTATACGATTGACATCGATGATGCGCTCGAGCAGACGCTCATCAATAAGCAAATCGACGCCTACATGCCCAAGATGATTAAAGGCTTAACCGACACCACCCGCAAGCTGGTGAAGCAAGTGATTGACAGTGCCCGGGCCAATGGCAGTATCACCAATGACGAGCTGATTCGGCAGTTGTCCCCCGCCTTTGGGCAACGTCGTGCAGAGATGATCGCTGTCACCGAGTATACGCGCAGTGCCAGCAACGCCACCACGGTGTACAACGACTACCTCAAAGACTTCGGCCTTGACACCGAGCGGGTATGGAACACCGAGAACGACGAAATCGTCAAGAAGTGTCCCGTGTGCTATCCACTTAATGGCAAACCCGAATCGGTGTGGATTGAGAAACATCCCGACGGTGCCCCGGCGCACCCTCGCTGTCGCTGTGACATCAGCATCAGGATTATCAAATAATGGAAGTACGCATCACGATTCCCTCAGGCCTTGAAAAACGTCTGAAGGAACTGGGCAAAAACGTGGTTGAGCCGACCATGGTTGGCATTGCTACATCGGTGCAACACGAGTTGACGTCCAACAAGCCTCCACCGCCCAAGCGTGGCCAGATGCAGTGGAAGTCCGACCGTCAACGCCGATTCGTGATGGCAGGCATCCGTGACGGCACGATCGATTCGCCATACCGACGAGGTATCAGCCCGGGCTCGCAACGGATGAATCGGTCGTACAAAATCATTCGAGCACCACAGACAATTACACTTACCAATACCGCTTCGTACATGCAGTACGTAATTGGCAATAAGCAGGCAAGGATCCACCAGAACCGGTGGCTGACGGGCGACATTGCCACCAAGCGAGTGATACAAAGTGGCATCATCGCCCGCATTGTGGTAAAAGCGATTCGTAAACACTTTAAGTGAGGGCACATGGCAGACACCTATACACCACCGGTGACAGTGGCAGAAAACGCCCAACGGGCCCTCGATGTGCGGGCAACCAAACCTCCATCACAGCAGGGCATGACACCGATTGGTCTTGCTCGTGCCAATCAACTCGCCAATCGTGAACCCGTGTCACTCACCACGATTCAGCGCATGGTTGCGTACTTTGACCGGCATGAGGTGGACAAGCAGGGCTCCACGTGGGATGAGCAGGGCAAGGGTTGGCAGGCATGGATGGGCTGGGGTGGTGACGAGGGGCGCGCGTGGGCGAATCGCATCTTGCAACAAGTAGAGAAAGCGGAGACGAAATCAATGGACAATTTCAATTCACGCCAGCGCATGATTGCGGCTGCACTGATGGAGGTTGCGCACGAGGTCGGCAAATTCGATTGGAGCGTTGGCGCCAATGGTGCCCATTATGTTCCCGCATCGGAAAACCCATTCCTACCGCAAAATATCCGATGTGAAGAGTGCATCTTTTTCGCCAATGGCAATGAGTGCGCCATTGTCGGTGGCGAAATTGAGGCTGATGCGGTCTGCAAGTTTTGGACGATTCCCGAAAATGAGATTATCCAAGTGATGCCGGTGAGTGACACCACGGACCAGACATCGGGTGATACTCCGATTTTCATGGGAGCTAGTGCGATGGAGGCAATGGGGCTGATTGATGATATGAAATCAGCGGATAGCATTAACCTTTACATGCAGGGTGTTGACGAGCCGTATACAATCAACACCCCTGACGATATCGCCGGTGCCTACGACAAGCGCATCGTTGATCAGGACGGACCCGAAGGTTTCGACGATTTCAAGGCGGAACTCATCGCGATTGCCAAGCGCAAAGGTTCCGACTATGTCGCCAAATTACCCAATGATTGGCGAGACGAGATGAAAGTCAATCTCTCAACCGCTGAGCGGGACGCACTCCCAGATGAAGATTTTGCCATTCCTTCGAGTCGCAACTTTCCCATCGATTCACCTACTGCCATTAGTGATGCGGTATCAGGGTGGGGTCGCTACCGTGGTGACGTTAGCTTCGAGACCTTCAAGCAAAACCTCATCCGCATTGCCCTGCGCAAGGGGCAGGACTACGTGGATGCATTGCCGCAGGCATGGCAGGACGAAATGCAGAAGCACATTGTGATGACCGCAAAGCGGTATTTAGCTTTCCTTGACAGCTAACATATAATAAAGAGAGGGGGATACTATGCCATATAGTGCACAATCCATGGGTGGCAGTGTGAAAATGGTAGGCGACTACACCATCAAAGGCACCGCCATTGTGTTTGGTGGTCGCGACCTTGTGGGCGACTGCTTCACCCCTGCCACCGACCTTGGGGAAACCCGTCCGTTCGTTGGTATGCCCGTGTACTACGACCATGCCTTGGGCAACGAGCCCAACCAGATCGGTACGGTCAAGCAGTGGGAAACCACCGAAGGCGGCATCGATGTAGAGATTGAGCTGAGTAAGCGATACCGCTATGTCGAGCAGGTGATGGAACTGGTCAAGAAAGGCGCTATTGGCCTCTCCACGGGAGCGGTAGGAAATACCGTTGTACGTGAGAAGGGGCAACTGAAGCGGTGGATCGTGGGCGAATTGTCACTCACCACCACCCCTGCAGAACCTCGTACCGTAGCGAGCACAAAGACCGCTGATGCAGATGCTCAGCATGGTAGTGCCGTGGGTAACATAGATTTGAATCATCAACAACTAGGAGATACTCCCATGCCTGTAGATAAGAACGAGTTAAAAGACGCCTTGCGTGAAATCGCCGGCGAGCCCGTACCTGGTGGTGGCGTCGTAATGCCCGAAACCAAGGCCCCATTCGTCAACACCATCAAGTCCAATTCCCAAGACGAGCTCAAGATGGCACAACTCCACTGGTTGCGCACCGGCAAAATGAACGACGCCACCAAGGCCACCATTGCCGAAGATTCGGGCACTTGGGGTGTCAGCGTCGCCCACGACCTCCAGCGTACCATTGTCGGGAAGCGTGACGAACAATCGGTACTCAGTCAATTGCCTATCAACCGCATCACTACCTCCAAAGAGTACTACGACATCAACGCCGAAAATGCCAAGGCATCGATGGCGTTCGTTGCAGAAAAAGGCGCCGCTAACCAGTCCGAACCTACCGCATCTCAAGTGTCGATTCGTCTCTACAAGGCGTCGCTCATGATTAAACTCACGAACGAAATCTTGGAAGACACCTCGAACAACTTGGAGGAGTACTTGACTGACGTCATCGCTCGCGCCTATGCCGTCAACGTCAACACCTATTTCTTAGGCGGTTCAGGCTCAAGCCAACCCCAAGGCGTGATTCCTCGTATCACCAACTCAATTCCCTTGACCTCAACCACGGGTGTCAGCGTCGCCAATGTCAATGACATTTTCTACGGCTTGCCCATGCCATACCACGGTGCCCAAACCGGCTGGGCGATGCAACTCGCCACCCTGGGAGCCATTCAGTCGCTGGTAGTCGCTGGAGCCTTCGCCTTTGCCGAAACTCCCCAAGGGAATCTCAATGGCGGGCCCACATTGAAGTACCGTCCCGTCGCCCCCACCGCTGGCGTCAGTGCCCTTGGTGCGGGCAACAAGTCCATCATCTTTGGTAACTGGAGCTACAGCCACTTCGTGGAACACACCGGTGGTATTAAAATCAGCCGCAATCCGTACTTGTACGAGGCCACTGGTGAAACCGCAATCTTTGTGACCGCACGATGGGGTAGCGACGTGAGCCAAGCCGAAGCCTTCATCCGTGGTACCAATCCCGCCTCGTAGGAGTGACCATGCAGATTCGACTAATTGACGTGAGCATCGCCTACTACGTCGATTCGTCGCTTCGCACCGCAAGCGAAGGGGAGGTCGTGAGTGACCTCCCTGACGCCGATGCACAGCGATTGATTGACACCGGTCATGCGGAGCGCATCGATACCCCACCGCCTGACGTGGCACCCAAGCGTAAGCGAGGTGCGTAATGGCATATGTCACTGCTGCAGAGATGCGCGCATTTCTCGACATCACGTCCACTGATGACGATGCAATTTTCACCGCACTCATCGCCGCCGCATCCCGTACCGTCAATGCCATCACTCATCGGGTCTTTGAAGCCAGTACCACCACCACGCGCAAGTTCACCCCACTCACCAGGCGGAATGGCGGCAATCTCACCAACGACGGCAGAACCCTGATGTTTGATGATGACTTGTGCGGTCTCACAAGCATTGTCAATGGTGACGGAGGTACGATTGCGAGTAGCGAGTATTTTCTGATTGCCCCCAATAGCACCGTGTGGTACGGAGTCACCCTCAAATCGATGTCATCGGTGGTGTGGACATACACAGGCTCGCCCGAACTATCCGTGGAGATTACGGGCAAGTGGGCATACAGTGAGACGTGCCCTGCCGACATCGCACAGGCAGTGAAGATGATCGTCAAGCACTTCTATACCGCTCGAGCGGTTGGGAACGACAGCGACCGGGATGTCCTTAGTGCTGACGGGGTGGTGATTGCCGCATCACGAATCCCGAGTGCGGTACACAAGATTCTCGGTGCCTATGTGAGGTACTCGTGAGTAGTCACCTGCTTGACATTGTCGATGCGATCAAGGCACTTAGTGTGACCTATGACGGCAAAACCATCAGCGTGCGAGACGGCTCAACACTCGTGCAAACACCCAGTATTGCCGACCTGCCAATGCGGGTCATTAGCGCACAGGGCACCACCGGTGGGCAGGTCATTCGCAAAACCCTTGGCACGCAACCCGTCATCAACTTCCGTTGGCAAATCACCGACATGATGCTTGGACAGCAGGTGGGACTCGGGCGAGGCATCAAGGACCAGAGCACTGCTCTGTACACCTATGCCCAAGCATATGCACAGCAAGTTCGCAGTCTGGTGACAAGCACGTGGCAAATTGAGGACGTCACTCTTTCAATTGGCAGTATCGAATATCCCGAATCGTCCGGCACACGCTACCACAGTGTCACGTGTGAGTTCATCGTCAAGGAAATCGTTCAGTAAGGAGGAGGCTCCATGGCACAGACAACCACTGCCACGACTACGAGTGTCGCGGTCGTGCAGGTTAAGATTGCATCCGGATCATACACCGCCATCAGCGGTTCCACCAACTCAGTAGACACCGTCACCATCGAAGTAGCAACGGGAAGCAAAGGCACACTCGAGGGCGGTGAGCAGATCATCCAAGCCGGTCGACAGGTTGAAACCACTGTCACCGTCAACTGCTTATACACCGAAACCACCGGCGAGGCACTCAAACTCACGCTTGCCAGTATCAAGGCAGGCGACGTGTGTCAAGTGAAGTGGTGGCCCGTCTCATCTGGTGGCAAGTCGTTCAACACGGCAGAAAATGGCCGCATCCTCAAGGTAAAACTACCAGCACCTGATGCGGAAAAGGGCGAGCCGCTGATGTTTTCATTCGACGTCCTTTGTGGTGGCATCGAAACCTCATTCACGTAGACTAGGAAGGTACTTCTATGGCACAGACAACGGGGAGCATCACCGGGGCACTTGGGAAGATTGAAATATCATTCGATGATGGCACGACGTTTACTGATATCTCGGGCTCGACCTCCAGTATTGATGCGATTGAGTATGCCCGCTCATCGGGGTCAAAGGCGACATTCCAAGGCACGTATCGTCTGGTGACTGTGGGCAAGCAGGTTCCCGCCATGATTGTCATCAACTGCTTGTACACTGAAACCGCAGGCGAAGCGACGCAACTTGCCATTGCCAATATCAAAACCAATACCCCGTGTGATTTGCGTTGGCAGTATGCCGACGTCACCACCACGCCCGGGGCAAAGTACTTGCAGTACGTCACCCTTGGCAAAAGTCGTATTATCAAGGCGGCATTGCCCAACATCGATGCAGAGTCTGGCGAGCCCGCTATGCTGGCATTTACTGTCAGCGCACCCGGCATCGACTACTCCGAAATCACAGTACCCACCCCATAATGCGTTACAATGAAGTGGGTAGGTTTCGCCTACCCACTGCCAAATAAGGAGGACGATGTGGCGACAAAAAAGACCATTCAAATCGATGTGAACATTGATGAATTCACCGTCGAAGACCTCGAGGTCATCGACAAGGCGACCCGTGGCGAGGCATCGCTGACAGATGAGATTGCGATATTTGACCGTGTAGTGACGGGTGGCGTGCGTCATATGAAGGCGACCGACATTCGCAAAATTCGTAATGCCATCCTTGACGCACTGGTGGAGGACGCCAACAACCCAAACTGATTAAGCGGTTGTATGCGTTTCTCTACACGAACGCACCACAACCGCCTGAATATCGAACGTATTGGTGGTGTATGAAACTGCAATGCCGACCCGATCAACTCCCCCCAGCGCGCACAATTCTGTTGTGGGAGAAGATTATGAGTGTAGAGGCGAAAGTGCGAGCCAAAAAGCAAAGCTAGGGGGTGTCCATGGCGGATGACATTGTAATTAGATTCCTCTCCACCGATGGGGTGACCCCGACCGCCCAACGGGTGACGGGGTCAATTAACGTCGTTAAAAAAACGGGAACCGAGGCCACCGGCGCCATGTCGGCACTTGGGTCAACGCTTGGCAAACTCGGAGCGGCGGCTGGCCTTGCAACCCTTGGTAAGCAGATGGTGGAATTGGGTGTCAACTCTGCACTGGTGTATGACAAGTTTGAAAACGTGCGCAAGGCATTGGGGCTTATGACGGGTTCGACACAGGCAGGCAACGAGCTATACGGGGTGATGCAAGACCTCGCGGCTCGCACCCCGTTTACCTTCGATGACATCGCCCAAGGTACACAAAAACTCCTTGCCATGGGATTCACTGCCAAACAAATCCCCGCCACGATGACCGCGATTGGTGACGCATCGTCTGCCGTGGGTGGTGGTGCGGAGGGAGTGAATCGGATTACCCTTGCCCTTGGACAGATGCAGGCAAAGGGAAAAATCACCACCGAAGAAATGATGCAACTGCAGGAGATGGGGGTACCCGCCTTCCGTATCCTCGCAGACGCCACCGGGGTATCACAGCAGGCACTTATGGAGATGGTGTCGAAAGGCATCATCCCAGCCGAGCAAAATCTGCAAACCCTCATCGATGGCATGAGCAAAAACTACGGTGGCATGATGGCTCAACAGATGGACACTGCCACCCAAGCGCAATCCAATTTTCAGGACGCCACCGACCGTGCCTCACAGGCACTTGGGGAAATTGCCTCACCATCGGTGAAGATTGCGTTTAATTGGCTGACTGGTGCACTTGACCTAGCCACAAGCGGAATGAAAGATTTTGGCACATGGCTCAACTGGGCCGATCAGTCCCTTATTGCGTGGCAAATGCGTCTCCGTGGTGCGACTGATGCGCAAATTGCCGGTACGCTTGCTACTCGTGACTCTTCGGCAGTCACCAAGGAGCATGCACAGGACGCCTACGTACTCAATCGGGCATACGGCAGTATGACCGGAGGGGTACAGCAGGCAACCACGTCACTCAACATCAACACAAGTGCCCTCAAGGGGACGTCCGGTGCCACTAATAAACTCGCACAGGACGAGAAGTCGCTAAAGACCGCAGTAGATGCACTTCGCACGTCGTTTCTCAACATTGCCTCGGCGCAGCGTGATGTCAAGCGCACACGCGAGGCACTTGAGGACGCCACCAATCCCGAGACGCTTGAGTCGTACCAGATTGCCGCTGACCGTGCGTACTACTCTAACGAACTGCTGACGAACGAAATCACGCGTATGACAGAACGTCAGCGTCAGGTGCGTGCACAGCTTCAGCAGGGCAACATCACCCAAGAACAGCGCAACGAGCTACAGGCCGAGGACGCCAAATTGACTGAAGAGTTGATTGGCAAAAACATCGATGCAAGGGCGTCAGTCATTGAGTTACACAAAGCGCAAAAAGACCTTGACCGAGCCCGCGACCCTGCCCGCATCCAAGAGTATGCCGACGCCCACACCAATGCCCTGCTACGTCTTGACGAGCTCAATGCGAAGCAGGTGGAAAACATCAAAACGGTGGGTGAGCTTAGCACCGCTCTTCGTACAAACACCGACATCACCGCACTCCTCGGGCAAGCCGCGGCACTCACTGCGACACCGCTTGACGATATCAACACGGCTGGTGGCAACATCACCACTACCTATGCCGCAAAGGGTGGCGTCAATGCCTCACTTGGGATTACGTCGCAGTCACTGTCTGACATCAGCGCGAATGGGGGCAGTGCCGCTAATAGCCTGTACGGAGTCAACACGGCTATCAGTCGCATCACCGTGGACACATCGAAGGCGGCTGGGCTCACGTCGCTGTCGAGTGCGCTTGTTGGTCTCGCATCGGCTGGTGTGTCACTTAAGACCGTGGATTTTCAAGGCGTGTTAGGTGGTATCATCAGCAAGGTAGCGGGCTTGACGGTCGACCTTGTAAAACCATGGACGGCACTGAATACGGCACTTGCCACGACACTCAAGCAAATCGAGGAACTTGGCAAGGCGGGAGCAGGGAGTGGTAGTTCGGGTACTGATGAGAAAGAGATTCGCAATCGGGTGCAAACCGCCTTCTCTGACAAGTACCTGTCAAGTGACGAGTATGGCATGATACAGGGTTATGCCAGCTCCAAGGGCATCGCATCAGGCACCGTTGACACGTACATCAAAGAGTTTTTGTCAGCGGCAGGCAGTGCCTATACCACGTATAACAAGCCCGTATTTGGGCAACTGTTGCCAAACACAGGCAATGGAATGACTAGTGGCGGGGGAGATTCGCTGTTTGGTGGTAAGAGTGTGACGATTGTCCTCAACTACGCCACACCGCCCAACAGCAGTAACCCGCTCAAGGACGTTGAGGACTACATCACGGCACAAGGGGGATTGATTCGCATATGACCTATAGTGCAACCTCGTTTACACTCACCTATGCCGTGAATGGCGAAACTCACCTCCTCAGTGGCTACGATGCCACATCAGGTATTACGTTTAACTACATTGGCGACCGTGGCTGGGGACTCCCTGCCATCAGTCGCATCACCAATCGGGGTGCACTGCAAAACGGGGACACCGACATTGATAATCGATTCGATGCCCGCACGGTCACGCTAGGGCTATTCGTCGAGTGTGACAATGCCATTGACCATCTGCGGTATCGTGAGGCGATTGGCAACATCTTCATCGTGTCGAATCAGCGAGGGACGTTAACTGTCGCCTACAGCAGTACCACCGCAGGTATCACCACATCGTCATCACGATCGCTTGATGTGTTTGTGAGTGGCGGCATTGATTTTGGTAGTATGAGTTACGATGACTTCAACCTTGATTTTACCGTAGAACTTCGCTCCGACACTGGCGTATGGTATGACACCACACAGCAGGTAGTGCTTATCTCGCAACAAATTGCCGGTACGCCTACTCCAATTCCCCTACTCATTCCGTGGACGTTAGGCGGTGGAGGGCTCAACAAAACCACAAGCGTCACCAATGGTGGACAGGTGGCAGTATACCCACTCATCACCATCATCGCCGGTGATATCGGTATCACCAACCTATCAATCGTCAATGCAAGTTCAGGCAAGACCATCGTATTCCCCACACTGTCCGCCAACACCACGTACATCATCGACTTGGCATATGGCAAAAAGACCATTGTTGACGGTAGTGGCACCAACGCAATTTCGCTTCTCTCCACCGCTCAATCGAGCCTCGCCACGTGGTGCTTACTCCCTCGGCAGGTAGTGACGGGTGGCGTCAATACCATCACCTGCTCGAGTGACGTCACGGGCACTAATGCCAGCGTCACCATCTCGTACTATGCAAACTACTTAAGTATCTAGGAGTAAATTATGCCAGCTGTTGAGCAGTCTTTTGGGATGACGACCGGGGCGGGCGATGGCACCGTAGGCGGATACTCGTCTACCCGGGTGACATCGATGTTTGCCGGGATACTGAGTCGTACTAATGGGGTATTTGTCAAAACCACCAAATCTCCCACCGTGTCAGGACTCAGTACCACCAATTTGACCGTCGGGACATATGCGTGTATCAACCAGGGTTTTTACTACGAAGGCTCGGGCATTGTGCTGACTATGGTTGGCATTGGATCAGGCACGTACTACCTCGTCAACCGGGTGAACAACACGGCTTCGGCAATCACGGTGATTCGGTCGGAGGGCACAGGGGCAACCACGACCACCATCGCCGCTCGCACCGTGCGTACCGCACTCATCACCACTGCCAGCTACTCGTCCGCTACTGACGTCATCCTCGCCACCATCACGATTAACTCAAGTGCGGTGATTACCGCCATTGATGAGTCAAGCCGCGAGTGGACGACCAACCCCACACTGCCTACTACTGAAGTGCTGAGCAACACCGGCGTCAGTGGAAGTACTACGACTGCTGTTGAAACACTTGCGGTGATGACTGGTGATATGACCACGAGCGCACAAGGGATCATCAATGCCACATCAGCAGGGGTATACACTGTCACAAAAGGCGGGTATTACCTCTTTACCGCCTCTATGTCATGGGACACTAATACGACGGGGTCGCGCTGGATGCGATTTGGACAGGCATCCACGTACAACATGCCAAGTGGCGCGCTTGCCACGTCACTCGTGAATCCTGGCACTTACTTGGGACTCACGGCAAACACGGTGATACAGACGTATGCGTGGCAAGGCATACTACTGCCGGGCACGAGCTATGGGCTCTACCTCTACCAAAACTCTGGTGCTACTCGTACCTATGCAAACCTTGCCACCACGCTCACCCTGCTGTCATAAGGAGCCTGTATGGCAGTCGAGTACAACGTCTACATCTATAACTCGTCCAACGTGCTGCAGGGTTTGATAAGCAATTTTTCAGACATCAACATCGCAAAGACCGTGAATGGCTACGACATATTGAGCATCAGAGTGCCGTATGATTCACCGCTCAAGCAGTACTTGGCGACTGATAGTCGCATCGAGGTATACCGGGCCAATGTGGAGCTCGGTATACCGCTCACCAAGGAGTTCAGCGGTATTGTCACTAAGACTACGTTTACCTATGGTCGGCAAAAGTGGCTTGACGTGGTCGCCTTTGGGTGGGAATACATCCTCTCATATCGTGTCGTTGCCTACAACGAGGATAAGCAGAATCACAGTGAGTGGCGGGCAAAACCCGCCAGCACTATCATCAATGACCTCGTCGTGAAAAACTTAGGTGTTGACTCTGTCACCTCTGGCATCGCCGACCGTGCCGTGAGTGGACTCATCACTGGGGTGTCTGGCACCACCACCGGACTAGGCAATGTGCTTACGGTGGCAGATATGTCATACAAAAACGTTCTGACGGCAATACAAGATGTGGCACTGTTGGGCAACGTGGACTTTGATTTCTCGTGGAATCCTAACGGCACCTACACGCTACTGGTGGGAAGCCCAACGCTTGGGTCTGATCGCCGTGGGGTGGTGACGCTCAGTGTTGACAATGGCACTATCAACAATTTTTCACGAACAACCGACAAAACACAAAGCTTTACACAGGCAATTGTGCGTGGGCAAGGGACCGCCAATGCCACAATTCGCGCCGTCCGACCGTCGCCACCACTTACCCAACTCAACAGCAAAGAAGCCTACTTCGACGTCTCATCCATGGGCAATGACGTTGCCTACCTCAATGCCTACGGTGATATGAAGCTGCAGGAGATTGCCAAGAAAATCGAGGTCATTGACATTGATGTACAACAGACGCCATCAGCACTCTATGGACTGCACTACTTTATCGGTGATTTGGTGAGCGTTGATCTCGTCACCGAAACGATTGTACTACAGGTGAGCAACGTCACGCTATCCATGGATGAGCGAGGGAGTGAGACGGTGGGGGTAAAGCTACAGTATGCAAACTAATCGTATCATTGGCGCACTTGTGGACACGCAAAAACAAGTCGACGGCTTAAGCCGTCAGGGACTCCATGCCTGTGGTGGCACGTGGACACACAGTACCGCTCAATCTATCGTTACCACGGGCACGGTACTCACATTTAACACCGAGATTCGCAATTCAGGCATCAGTGTAGACGCCACCAATCAATTCTTCACCGTCAATACTGGCGGAATGTTTGTTATCAACCTTGCCTTCAACTTCTCTGCTGCCGTCGGACATGCGCTGTATCTTCGTGTCAATGGTGTCACGACTGATATTTTTGTCGGAAACAACACGACTACGACATACCACTCGGGCATACTGATGAAGTACCTACAAAAGAATCATGTGCTGTCGTTTTTTCTTGCATCTGGTGCCAACACGACCATTCCTATAGTCGCAGAAGATGGGGCTGCCGAATCGCCTATCCTGCAGATTGCCCAAGTGTCGCCCAAAATCACCAACACATAAACACACAACAAAAACACCCCGCCTTCTGACAATGCAGGAGGCGGGGTGTTTTTGTTGTGTACTACTTTTCGTTCTTTGGCAGGTGGCGTGTGCCGTACTTTTTCCAGTCGAACTCCTCAGTGAGCACCGTCCACAGTAGGCCATAGTGATTGTGGCAAATTGTGTCAACGGCTTGTGCATAGCGTTGTGTCAGGCCTTGGGCATCTTTAGCAGTGCGAAGGGATACGAAGTGCCATAGGGCCTGTGGCGTCGCTGTCCAATAGAACTCCGTGTACAGCCCCATGGGGAGAATTGCGCGTGCCTCCTCGTTGGCCACTCCGGAGTCTATCATCTCGTTATATAGCTTAAGCATACGATTCTTAAGCATCGTCCACTCGAGCACATAATCGGTACTGCGCTTGTGGACATCCTCGCTTGCTCCCTGCTTTTTGTTGGGTGCCTGACTATGGAGCACATCGGGCACATAGACGTCAGAGTAGCGAATGTATCGACCAGATACCTCGTTCCAGCCCGTGTCCTTGAAGGTGTAGTCAGTACCGACAATGTGCTTATACCATTGCCTTGCCACCATCTCCGGACAACGAACGTGCAGGGTGATTGGCGAATGACGGAATGGCGACGTGTGTGCTTCTTGTGCCAACCACCGCAAAAGCTTCTCGTCGCTTGGGTCGAATGTGCCTTTTTGCTTGGCAAAACTTGCCCGTGCCATGTTGGCGGTTTTGAGCGATGCGTCCATCACCATGTGGTCGTGAAGCATGACGTGGCCATCGTCAATGTCAATTCTCAGCGTTTCGTCACTCATGGTCATTCTCCTGTTACTTTGGCGGTTACGGGCTCGTCTATCTGGTGCTGGTATTTACCTCTGCGATCGGCATAGCTCACTCGTGGCGGGTGTCCGTAGTGGAACACGGCTTGGGCGATGCCCTCACCAATGTACACACGAATCGGTAGGAAGGTGGCGTTGAACAGCTCAATGGTCAAGTGCCCAGCCCATCCCGCCTCCATCGGCGTGCAATTCACCACAAGCCCACAGCGCGCATAGGTTGATTTGCCAATCACGATACCCATGGTGTGTCGTGGCATCATAAAGTACTCCACGCTATATCCGAGGGCATAGGTGAGTGGTGGGAGGTCGTAGTAATCCGTCGCTTCTATGTCGTACACCACGTCGGGATTGAAGTTCTTGGGGTCAATGAGTGGCACACTTGTGCTCGGGCCATGACCGAACACCTTAAGCTTGGGCCCAAGGCGCATATCATACCCGAACGACGACAGCCCATAGCTAATCACCCCGTTGCCTGTGTGCAGGGCAAAGGGTTTGATCATGTGCTCATTTTGTGCGTACTCGGTAATCTGCCTATCATTCATCACGCCCATTATCCACCTCCTCTTGTAGCTGGTCTGCAAGACCACGAATATCGTCAATCACGTGCACAAGCTTGTCCTGCACGGTCGTGCATTGATAGAAATTGCCCACCATTACCGTATCATACTCACCGTCAACCCCATACCGCACAAGCTCGTACTGATTGTCACGGACATAGACCTGATAGGTGTACCGACCATGCAACACCGCACGCCTAAAAAGTTTAATCCACGTTCTGGTCATTATCAGAAACTTTCTGTTTTTTATACGCCTCTGATATGAGGCCAATTGCCTCTCCAGCGTCTCGGACGACATAGACCATTCCTCTCCACTCAGCATGCCACGTAATCTGTGGGGCGGTTAACGTCCCGTTCTTGCCCTTGACCTCGAGTAACCAATTTTGCCCACGGTACCCGACGAGTAAGTCGGGCACCCCTTTACCAACGGTGGCAAGCGATTGCACACTGGCCCCAATTGCCCGCAATGCCTCCACGATTTCCGTCTGGTTTTTATCGACCCGCGCGCTTCGCATATCCTCGTACCCACTCGTCTAACTCGGGATTGGGGCGGATGCTGATAGACAAAAAGACGACGTCCGACAGTGTTTCCTGCAGTTGCTTGTGCCGTGTCCACATGGCGAGGGCATCTGCGAGATCACCGCCTCGCATGATGGTACGTCCCGTGCGTGCGTCCAACTCCTCGAGTGCGCTTTTGCGTTGGGCAGGGAAAGCAATGGTTTTGGTGGTTTGATACGCTGCCAGAATCTTGTCCAAAATTGCCGTATCAGCGTCATTCAAATCAGCAAACATATCCACATATGCCGCTCCGGTGTCCTCCACTTTGCGGTCAAGGTCACTCAGTACGGTGACGATGTTTTTACAGCAGTCAAGGCAAATCTTGACCGTGTGATTGAAATCAATGTGCTTCTTGACCGTATCACATGTTCTGCAAGTGTATTCCATAGCGCACTCCATATCTATAATTTGGGATACCACTTGGTATCCCGTCGTATGACCAAACCCTTTTCGAGGAGGGTAAAGAGGGCATCGACCACAATGTCACCTTTGCCATTTAACTGCATAAGTTCGATGATTTGCACCGCCCACACGCCCTCTATGGCACGGTCTCGCACGTAGCCAAGTATCTGTACATGTAATGGGTTATCAAGCGGCAGGGGATCAGTCGTGGTTACGGTGGGCATTGTAGGTGGAGGTGGTGTGGATATGGGTGGAGGTGGTGTGGATATGGGCGGAGGTGGTGTGTCATCGTCAACAACAACTTCGCTATTTACCCGGTGATTGATTTTGGTAATGTCGGTGTAGGGAGCAAGAGCCTGTGGCAGTGAGCCCGCAATGCCCACGAGCTCATCGATGTAATCCTTGCGCACTTGAATACCAAGGTAGAAATTACCTCCCGTTTTCCCTGACTTGACGCGCGTATTGAGGGACTTTGCCCACTGAATCCGAGTCATGCCGTGGGCATATTTTTCATTGTTGAACCTTGTCCAGTACTGCCAAAGTACCCACAGTAAATCCTTGCGTACATACATGCCCGACTCATCGCTTTTGTCGGTGTCGCATACCTGTGTAATGAACGAACCGACGGTGTCCGACTCCTGCCGCAATTCCTCGATCCCACTGCGTACCGCACTACACTCGGGTAATTTCTTCCCACTGGCGTACCACTGCATGGCGCCACGTACCGCCCACGCGAGAATTGCGCCCTCCTCTGCACGAATACGCTCCATGATCTCGGTATCGTCAATGCGCTCACTCTCGGTGATGGTGTGCCCAAAGGGAATCAATTTAAACCGGCGCCAAATCCCATTGTCCTCGTCTCGCATATTTGGCGTGTGATTACCCGTGAACCACAGCTTGGTAATCGAGTGCCACGTGACCTTTTTCTCGTACTTGTCTGCGGCTGATATGGGACTGCCGTCTACTAATTTTTTGACGAGGTCGGAGTTAAACCGCTTGCCCTTTGGCAATTCTGCAGTAGTGGATAGTCGGGCATTGCGTAACCCCACGATTTCGGTGTTCGAGCCATTGGAGGTAAATTGGTTTTCAATAAGCGCATTGACTGACGTCTCAATGCTGAACTTGCGACCGGCAATGTGCGCCAAAATTTTGTTAACAAAGACCGATTTGCCGTTCTGTGCGTCACCGTAGCAGAAAAACACCGCCTGACTATCTGTCCGCCCCGTCATACTATAGCCAGATGCGCATTGTACGTAGGTGATAAGCTCCTTGTCGCCCTTGAATACCGTGTCGAGGAACTTGTCCAAAAATGGATGTGGGGCATCAGGGAGGTAATCAAAGTCCAGCATGCCCGTGAACATCATCTCTTTGGAGTGGGGCAGTAGTTCGCCAGTCATGAGATTGATAATCCCATTACGAGCAGGCTTGTAGTCGTGCTGCATATCAAAGTCAGTCGGCAGTACACGCACATCCTGCCGATGTTTCACAAGCGCAATCACCCCGGTGATGAAGCGATGGGTTTGTGTTTTGATGCGGACGGATCGGCGCGCCTTCACATCCTCAATGTGCGGGCATACGTCGCTATCGATGTATGTGACGATGTCCATCACCATCTGATACACGATACCGCCCGAGCTGTCCATCTGCCAGATACTGCCGTCCCATACGTACCATGTGGATGTGAGATGCGCATACTTCACATCGCCTTGCCATTTTTCGGCAAAGAAGTC